GTGGGTCGTTCTGGGCGTGGCCCCCGCAAGGAGCAGAGCTGTCTTGCGGGGGCCACTGTTTGGGCGGTTGATCGACGGGCCCACGGGCAAAGCCGCAGGTCTCAGCCCACGTTGCCCAAAACTGCCATCGAGACAGGGGCCCGGTTCACGAAGGCCGAGACGGTCCTGATCTCGAACTCCTTGCGCGGGCCGCCGCCGGCGGTGTTCGCGACACGGCTGATCCCGTAGTCGAACTGGGCGGTGTCGCGCAGGGTGCGGCACTCCAGCACGCTGGAGATGTTGGCCTGCGGGAACGGAACCCTGTCGGTGCGGGCCACGATGGTGCCCGGGGGCAGGGACACGTGGACCTCGATCGGGACCGTGACGCCACCGGCGGGGGCGTTGACGATCTCGCCGACCCGGCCACCGGCCGTGGTCGAGATACGGCCCGCGGCGTCGGTGGTCAGGTACGTGGTCGCGGAGCTGGATCCGAGGACGAGGTTCGCGATCTCCTGGGCCTGCTGTGCGTTCATCATCAGCGCGGTGGGGCTGCACTTGACGGCGTTCCACAGGGGCAGGAAGACGTCGTTCTCGATCTCGTTGACGGTGCCGCCGGTCAGGGTCAGCGCCGCCCCGTCGAGCGAGTTGAAGATCGACGGGTTGGCGGTGCCGGTGCCGGGGGTCTCCCACTGGCCGGTGCCGTTGTAGTCCCCAGCCAGGGAGGCGAGGAACCCGTCGTAGTCGTTCGCGTTCGCCGAGCCGTTGTCCGCCGCGGTGTTGATGGTCGGGACCGTGTTCGCGGTGCCCTTCCAGCTGGTGGACAGGTCGGGGACGGAGTTGCCCGTCGGCAGCGCCTGGTTCGACGAGATGGTCTTGGTGACCGTCACGGTGTTGGTCGTGGTGGTCGTGTAGTAGTACCAGGTCGACGCGTCCGCGCTGTAGAACCAGTCGTACGCCACGGCGCCGCGGACCGCGGCGACGGTCGCGGTGACGGAGTTGGTCGACCCGGAGCCGAAGGTCGACACGAGGCTGGCGGTGCCCTGGGAGTTGCCGGACCCGTAGTAGTAGCCGGAGCCGGTGCGGGCGGCGACGCCGACGTACAGGCTCACCGAACCGATGGTGCCGCCGGTGGTGTGCTGGGTGACGGTCGGCGCGGCCGGGTGCGCGAGCGCGAAGCTCTGGGCGCCCATGAGCTTGCGGTCCTCGCCGATGAGGAGCTGGTTCAGGGTCTGGAACGTCGAGATGGCGTAGGGGTCGCCGTACCCCTTCGCGAGGTCGTAGGCGTCCTGGGTGACCAGGCCGGCGTAGCCGATCGGCTTGTAGCGGGCCTGGAAGTCCTGCTCCAGGAACTGGACCTCGTTGGCGGCGTAGTCGAAGCCCATGGAGGGGTCCGGCTGCGAGTTGGTGAGGTTCATGATCGCGCGCCACACCGCGAACGGGTTGCCGTCGGGGCTCATCTTGCGGGCCACGATGTCGCGGAACGGGGTGACGACGGGGATCAGGGAGACGAGCTCGGAGAGGTCGTAGCTGTAGATCCCGGTCGATTCGAGGATGCCGGTCGTCTGCGCCTTCATGATGGCGCCGAGGGTTTCCTCGGTGAGATTGCCGAGCGAAGTGCTCAAGGGGTGCCTCCTGGGCATGCGAAAGCCCCCGGGCGCTTTGCGCTCTCGGGGGCTGGATGTGGGGTGCTGGGGCGGCTAGCGCCGCTGGTGGATCGCCTGGAGCGCGTCGATGGCGGACGCCTGCATGTCGACGGCGATGCGGTTCTGCTCGGTCGCGTTGTCGGCCTTGTACAGCCGGTCCTTCTGCTCCCGGGCCTTGATCACGTCGATGTGGGTGCTGGCGCCTCGGTCCATGCCGCGCAGGTCTCGCGGGGGGACGGCTCCGTTGGTGAAGACACGCGGTTCGGCGGGCTGCTCCTCCAGCGTCCCGATGCGGCCCTTCAGCGTTTCCACCATGCTCGCCAGTTCCAGGACGGCCTCGGACTGCTTGGCGAGGACGGTGTTCTGGGTGGCGCTGTGCTCGGTGAAGGCGCTCTCGACCGCGGCCAGGAGGCTGCTCTTGAACATGTCCGTGAGAGTGGTGTCGGTCTGGTGGGTGGTCTTGGTGACCGCGTCGTCGTCGGGGACGGCGTCGGCGGGGGTGCCGACCTCGGCCGCGGGGGCGGGGGTGAGGTCGGTGGTCTCGGGGGCAGCGGGGGCGTTGGTGTCGTCGCCGTCCATGTCGCTGCCGGTGTCGTCGGAGTTGCCCTCGTCGGCCGATGCGCCGGACACCATCGTGATCTTGGCGGGGTCGACGATGCCGACGAGCTTGCCGTTGGCGTTGAACACCGCGACCATCTCCGGCTTGTCGCCGTCGGCCTTCGCCACGTCGGTGACGGGCAGCCCGGCGACGGGCTTCGGGTCGGCCTGCTGGACGCCCATGGCGGGCTCCTGGCCGGAGGCTGCGGTCACGTCCTCGGACACGGTCGGCATCGGCATGTTCGGCTCCTCGTGGGCGGTCTTGGCGACCGGCTGGCCGCTCTCCTCGGTGACGGGTGCGGCGGGCAGGCTGGCGAGCACCTTCTGCAGCGAGTCGACGGCGCCGCGGATGGCCTGCTCGTTGGCGGTCGACAGGACGCGCCCGGCCTTGCGGACCTGGCCGAGGGCCTCGATGGTGTCCAGCGGGCTGGCATCCCAGTCGGCCAGGGCCTTGCCGACCATCTGCATGTCCTCGCAGCAGTCGGCCTCGGCCTGCTCGGCGACCGCGAACGGCGCCAGCACGGAGATGGCGTAGTCGAGGGCGCAGCACGCGTCCTGCAGGTCCCAGGCGTTCTCCGCGTCGCCTTCGTCGCCGGCGGCGGCTTCCATCATTTCGCGGTCGGCGAGCATGTCGACGGCGGCCTTGGCCCGGGCCAGGATCGACGTCCACTTGCGGGCGGTCGCGGCGTCGACGGCTTCCCAGGCCGGGGAGCCGGGGTCGGTGTCCATGCCGGGGGCGTCACCGTCGGCCTCGGCAAGCGCGGTCATCGGGTCCAGGGCGTCGTCGTCCATGGTCGTCTCCTTTGCGACGTCGCCCTTCAGCGAGCCGTCGGCGTTCCAGTTGTCCGGGATCTCGGACTGGGCGCCGAGGGCCTTGGCTCGTGCGATGACGTGGTGCCTGATCGCGTTGTGGTCCGCGCCGCCGCGGCCGACGGCGCGAATGGCACGGTCGAGGTCGTCGCGGTCGGCAATGGGGTAGCTCTCATCCGGCATGGCTGCACCGCTGGCGGCCATGCGCTTGAGGTCGTCGGCGTTGTACTTCGCCTTGGCGACTGCGGCCTGGTGGATGAGCTTGAGGATCGCGGCGGGGCTGCCGGTCATCGTCACCTTCTCCTCGACGGGAGGCGCAGCCTCGGGTACGGCGGCGGTCTTCCCGATGAGCTCCCGGATGGCGTCCGGCGGCATGAGGCCGGCCTGTGCGTCCTGCTTCATCAGCAGAAAGCCGGTACTGCCGTTGGCCGCGCGTGACACGAGGTCCACCCGGGGCACGGTGGCGTCCACCAACTCGGAAAACTCGGTGTCGTCGCCGAGCGGGTTCGTCATGTCTCACTCCTCGGTCGAATGCGCCGCGCCATGCCCTGCGGGCTGAAGCCGGTGACTTTCCCGGACTTGACCAGTCGCCAGGCGGTCTCGTCGCAGATCCCGCCGATGAGCCAGTCCCCGGCCTTGATCACGGTCCCGTCGGGCTGGTCCCAGGCTGGTCCGCGGTAGATGTACGACTCGGTCACCTGCATGTGGCCGAGGGTGCCGTCGGTGTGGAACAGCCCCACCTCCGCACCACCGGGCAGGAACGACCAGCAGGCCTTTTCCAGCTCCTCGGGGGAGAAGAAGTCCCGGCCGCCGTCCGCACCCTTGGCGATTCGCGGATCCGGGCCCGCCTGGTACGCCAGACCGAGGACGAACCTCGCCTCTTCGGGCATGGGCACCTCCTACGCGCTCAGGACGGCACATCGACAATTTGGGTGCGCTGGTACGGATCGATCCCCTGAGGGCCAGCTGGCACCCAGCAGGATTGGCCCCGCTCCGGCGTTGCCGATGCAGCGAGGACAGGTCTTGCTACTCGGGTCGAGGACCCAACGGACCTGCGTGACACCGAACTGCTGGTAGCCGAACAGTGCGGCGAGACCGGACGAGCGGGTGATCTCCGTGATAGCGACGGCGAGTGCCCGGTCGACGCTGCCCAGTGAGCTGCGGAGCGCCCGGCCCAGGGCCACGGCGGTGACCCCGGCGAGGAGTCCCTTGGCGAGCTCCCGTGCGAGATCTCGGCGGCGCGTGGCGGCAATGCCCTGCGCCGTGTCCGGAACCTCGCCGAGGATCGAATCAAGGCCTTCACTAGCACCCTGCTCGGCGATGGCCTGCCGGGCTCCGGCAGTGTCGCCGGGAGCCCAGCCGCCACGCTGGGCCCGGTCGCCAGTGACGGCCGCGGCCGCGGAGGTGAGCCCTACGAGGTAGCCGTCGACGTACAGCCCCGGCAGTGTGTCGGTGAGCGGGGTGGTGAGGTCGAGCGACTGGGAGCCCAGCCACGCGTCGGCCGTGTCGGCAAGTGCACCCTGGGCGGGCTCGCTGACCTCGTCGAGCTGGTGCTCGGCGAGGAACCGGTCAGCGAGATCCTGGGCGGCCGAGGCCGTCAGGGCGCCGCCGAGGGCTGCGGCGATGACCACAGCCCAGTGGTTGGCGGCGTCCTCATCGGCATCCCACCCGGGCCACTCGTCGGCTGCCCCCTCGTCGGGGGCTTCACCTTTTCCCGCGCCGGCCTTCTCCAAGGCCTCGGCGCCGAGGGCGGCGAGTACCTGGTCGAGGTCGGCGAGTAGCTCCGGGCGCACGGCGGGGTTTCCCGCGAGTTGCTCGGGGTCCCACCAGGCGATCGCTTCTACGCAGTCGCTGTCCGGGTCGTCCGGGTTGGTGATGTCCCGGTCGCCGCGGACCGGCACCATGCTCTCGGAGTCGACGGTCCACACGATGCCCTGGTAGACCGCGGGCGGGGTGGTCCATGA